TCGACAATCTTTTGGAGGAGTTGATGAGGTGCAAGTCACTTGGGGTCTGGCCCCTGGCGAATACTCGACAGGAAGAACAATAATCCAAAATACAGTATAAATGAACGACTTCCCGAACGATTTTCAGACCGTTGCAAAAAGCGGAAACCAACTCAATCCGATTTCGAGTTACGCTCTCATGCAAAATTTCGTCTGGGCGAAATTGCAGGCCGATCCGACGCTCATTGATCAGGTCAGCTCAATGGGATTCACCGGCTTCAAGCTCAAGATTCCAGCAATCAATAATGACGGGAATCGGGTGCTCGCCTCGACAGGCGGGGCGTTATCTTGGAAAGAAGATATCCCCGCGGCACCAGCTTCTGGGACATACGTCCTAGGCGCGATTTCGGGCGCGTTGTCGTGGATCGCCACCGAGGAATGCTAATATGATCCTAGGCCGCACACCAGCCGGAGCGATCAAGACAAAGAGCGACGGCGGCCTTCGCGCTGTGAATTGCGCGTGTTGTGGGTGTGATCTTACTATTGAGACTGCAAAGACAACAACTATCTCCTTGGCATACAATTTCGATATCTCGACACCGAGCTGGTCGGGGCAATTCACGGTGCCAATAGAAGAAACAGGATATCCACTTTTAAATTACAAGAAATTTTGCGATATTGACACTCCTCAGAATTTCCTTGGGCCTTGTAGTCAAGACGCCGATTATATAAATTATACTGTTTCAATAACAAAATTTTTAACACCTATTGAACAAATTCCATGTTTGATCGACGGTTTCCCCGAAACAGAATGGGGCGGGACTTGGATACAATTTGATTGCATATACTCTCTCGCGATTGCAAAAGACCCGAATAATCCATCCTTTTTCGCTTTAGACGTAGCAGTAATCGCTGAAAATGTAATTAACGTAGATCCAAATGATTGTTTCAATCAGACTTATGCGACTAACTGGAGATATCAGTTACGGCCTTGTAGCTTTCAAGATCCGAGTGCTGGTGGATTAACCGCGAAGCAAGTATATCAAGGTCTGTTTGAAGGGGGGGATGTATGGACTCCATTAACGCCATAAAACAATTATTAGATTCCAAGCAAAAAAGAGTTGAAATGCTTGCCCGATTCGGCCACGCCGCGCACCGCTTCGCTCGCGCAGGCTTCGCCACCACCCCACCCGAAGCACTCGCCACCCGCGAAGCAACGTGCAAAGCCTGTCCCGAATGGGACGCCACCGCCTTGAACGCCACAGGCCGTTGCCGCAAGTGCGGGTGCAGCACTTGGGCAAAACTACGCATGGCAACCGAAAGGTGTCCGATAGGCAAATGGGAAGCTGTTGACAAACCTACCAACTAAATGGCACGCGATCTTTTTATTGACACAACCAACCGCCGCTTGGCGACGAGCTTGACGAGCTTAACGCCGTCCACAACGCCGCGCTTCGTGAAGGGCGACAACGGCTCGATAAACTTGTATTTTTTGGAGGCGACAAATAACGTATCCGCTCCGTTCAACGTCATCGACTACACCGGCACAAGCGTGAAATTCGGCGTAGGAAGCCGCACAGGAACGCCAGCATCCGGCACGTTCACGCTCTCATTCGGCGGCCAGACCAGCGGCGCGATAGCATACAGCGCGACAGCAGGAGCGATCTCGTCCGCGCTCAACTCACTCTCGACAATTACCGCCGCAGGATCGGTATCCGTTGACGGCACGATGGCGACCAACTTCGTTGTTTCCTTCAACTCGGCAGGCACGCAGGGCGCGATCACCGGCAACTTCGCCAGGCTAATACCAACGACGACCGCGCTCATCGATGAGCGCATCGCAGGAGACGCCACCAACGCCGAAATCCAAGAACTGCAACTCCGTCTCGCTCCCGCAGTCTACGAGCCAACGTGGACGGATCTGGGCACGGCAATGACCGTCAGCGTTGCGACAACGATAACCGGATCGCCGATCAACAACGAGGTGCAACGCGTATCATTTTCTCGCGCTCCGTATCTCGGAAGTTTTCGCCTCACGGTTCCGACCTATAACGTGGATATCGCCAGCACGGTCACCGACGGCGTATTCATCACGTCAAGCAACCATGGCCTTACACTCGCCCAACCTGTGGTTCTAACAGGCTTCACCGCGTTGACTGGCTACACGGCAGGGCTTCAATACTTCGTTCGGTCAATTCCGCAAACCAATGAATTTTTGCTTGGCGTAACAGCGGGGGCCGTCGCGATCACGACCGGCACAGGCACGGTCACGACAGGCAGCGTAGCCACAACCGTCCTGCGCCAGACCGATCCACTCGACGCGAGCACGACCGCCGCGCAGTTGCAAACGGCACTTCAAGCACTCGACAGCATCGGCGCAGGAAATGCTACCGTCGGAGGCATTCAAAATAGTTACTTCGATATTAGTTTTGGCGGAGCGAAAGGCTTCACCGACTTGCCAACATTACAAGTGCAAAGCGGCTTAAGCGCAGCCCCAGGAAAGACCGCCGCCGTGGATTTTAATACGTTCGGCGTCCGCGATTTGTTGTTAAACTCAACCTCGGTCACGACCGAGATCGAGATCGAACTAACTACCGGCGGCGAGCGGAGCACGATCATTTTGCAACCATGCACACTCACGGAGGAACTCATCAGCCAAGGCGGACTGAGCTAATGGACAGCCACACTTTCCATACGTTCGTCGGGACGTCCGCACCCGCAACGGCTGTGTTGATCTCGTTCTCGGAGGTCGAGGCATGGCTTCGCATTCTCTCTCTCGTTCTCGGAATTTGCATTGGCGCGGTATCGTTATACAAAATGTTGAAATCAAAAAAACCATGAAAATACTATCTACAATCGTTGACTCACTTTCGCAGAACTCGACCTGGAGAGGGCTGATTTTAATCGCAACAGCGGCAGGCGTAAATCTATCACCGGAGCTACAGGCGCAGATCATTGCCGCAGGGCTGGGCTTAGTCGGTTTAATAAACGTGATACGAAAAGGAAAATGAACGCCAAGAAAATTGCACTATGGATGATCATTCTTTCATTTGCGTTTCTTGGAATGGCTTTCCTGACTTCATGCGCTGGATTCAATAATCCTGCGGTATGCGTTAAAACGGATTACGGCACATTCTGCTATGAGCTACCAGAAATACCATCGCTAAAAAAATGACCTTCGACGAGCGAAGCGAGATCAACTTGGCAACGCTCCACCCAGCGATGCAAAAGGCCGCACGTGCCTTTCTAGGCGTCGCAAAGACTATCTGTGCAAAGGTGGGCTGTGACGTTAAGATCATCAGCGGCACGAGATCGTATATGGAGCAGGATGCGCTCTACGCAAAAGGCCGCACGATTCTTAACACTAAAATTGTGACTCGGGCCAAAGCGGGATTTTCAAATCATAACTTTGGAATTGCTTTTGACGTAGGAATTTTCAAAGGGAAAGAATATTGCGGAGAGCACCCGCTCTACAACGAACTCGGCACGCTTGGAAAATCGCTCGGCCTAGAATGGGGCGGCGACTGGAAGTTTGTTGACGAACCGCACTATCAGCTACGTCCAGCATGGGCAAAGGGAATGACCGAGCGCGATATGCTCGCCAATTTACGCAACCGAGTATCGAAAAAAATAGACGTTCTTGCTTGAAAAAAAAGAGACAACCGACGGTCGAATCGGAACGCACGGAAGCACTCGCGGAAGCGAAGCGGCTTCTCTCCGAGCATTACGACTGCGGCCTCGCCATCGTCTCTTGGGAACAAGGAGGGGAGACCATGCACGGCGAGTTTGTATTCGGTAACAAATACGCCGTCGAGGGACTCGCAGGCGACTCTTTCAGTATTTTATTCCCAGACGCAGAAGAAGAAGAGGAGGACGAAGAAGCATGAAAATGACATTGGAGTTTGACGATACCGAGCGATACGAGCACGAGGTGGCCTGCAAAGCCCTTGATATTCTCATCCTAGTGGATGACATCGACCAAGAGCTACGAAGCGCACTCAAACACGAGTGCGGAGAGTTTGCAAAACTCGACGAAGACACTATGGAGGCCGTTCGCACATGGATATGGGAACAACGTAGCCAGCGCAATATCCCAGAATTAAAATGAAGGGATGGAAAAAATGGATGGCTGTCGGATGCTCTCATGGTGATCAGATCGACCCAGAGGCACGCAAGGCCGTGTTGAAGTTCAAAAATGATCTATGGAAGCCGGATACGACAATTCACCTAGGCGACTTCCTCGATCTCGCCGCCTTTCGTTCTGGAGCTATTTCAGACCCGAACTCAAGCGACCGAGCCGCGAGCATCAGCGATGATCTTTCTGCCGGTATCGACTTTCTCCATGAATTAAGGCCGCAACATATTCTCTACGGAAACCATGAAGCTAGGCTTTACAAGCTCGCGTCGTCGCCTAACGCTCTAGCGGCTCACGCCGCTACGCTTACCATCCAAGCCATCGAGAAGACCGCGAAGGAACTAAAAGCGCGGCTGTATCCATACCATATTCGATCCTTTTACGAGCTAGGCGGAACCAAGTTCCTGCACGGTTATATGTATAACGTTCAAGCGATCCGCGACCATGCGGAAACCTACGGCCAATGCGTGTTGGCTCACCTGCACCGCGTAGGTTGGGAACGCGCACGCACGCTAGACGGCGCAAGCGGCTATTGCACCGGAATGCTGGCTCGTTTCGATATGGAATACGCTTCGACTCGCCGCGCCACCTTCGCTTGGTCGCAGGGCTTCGCCTATGGCTATTACAAGGACAACTCTATCACCGTAAATTTATGCGAAAGAAAAATCAATCAGCCGTGGCTCTTGCCGATGTAAACAAAGCCTGGGACGCTTTCTACGATGCAACAAAAGTTGAAAGCGAAAAAGACCTAGCCAAGCAAGGATGGAAGACCATCCGCACGATTTCAGAGGAAGCGAAACTGACGATTGCGGCGATTACTTGCCGAGTTGAAACTGCAATAGGGAAAGGGATTCTTGAATCAAAAAAGGCGACAATACAGACAAAACAAGGCGTTCGCGAGGTGAAATTCTTTCGCCCAACATAGTTAGATTTCAGTTTGTAACTTGGTTTCTATCCAATCCGCAGATGCGCTCCAGCATTGGATGAGCGCATATGTAAAGACTTTTCTCAAAAATTATTTTCACACTTCGTGAAAATTTTTCTTTTCATCTTGTCGGAGATGAATGAGAGTTTGCACATCGAACGGGACGAACCCGAACGACAGAAACAAAAACAGAAAACCAAAAATGAAAACAACGAAAAAGAAACTCAAGGAACAAGTCGATACATTCTATTGGTGGATGAACAGCGTTACCGGCGGCACAAAGCTTGAGTCTTTAAAGCAATATCCAGTCGCAATAATTGAGCTGACAAAGCAAGCGCAAAGTATTTCTGATCTCATGCAGAATCTTTCTAAAACGGTATTGCGCGACGAACACCTAATAGAAAGAGCGAACTACATTCCGACAAAGTTGAAATACTATCAAAAAACATTTTCAACAATCTAATAGAAACTAAATATATGGAACCACTAACATTTCTCGCACTATTCGGAATATGCACTTGCTGTGCCTTTATCGCTGGTTATCTAATCGGCAACATCAAAGCCACCTGCGAATCAGAGCAAACCCGCCGCTGGTGGATGAACCGCCAAATCCGCAGGGAGCGGAAATGATGACCGCTGAGGAACTACATGACGCCGAATGTGAGTTTACCCGCAGCCTTCTGTGCGGGATGATTCAGCAGGCCGTTGCCGACCTACAAAGCGAGAAGGTCTTTCAAAGCAAACAACTCAACGAGGCACAAGAACTCGACCGAGAGTCAGCAATTCATTTCATCCGATCAAAAGCATTCCAAGGCATCTGCGATGTCCTCGCCTTGCCAGCCGACAAAATCAAAACGAAAGCACTAAAAAATGATATTAGCACTCGATCCAGGAACGAGCCACACCGCATTCGTGCAATACGACCAACAAAGGATTGTTGATCACGGCCACCTTCCCAATGCCGAGATCCGCCAGATTCTTATCGGTCGCGAATACGACCGAGTTGCTTGCGAGATGATCGCCAGCTACGGCATGGCGGTAGGGGCTTCGACCTTTGAAACGTGCGTATGGATCGGACGATTCATCGAAGTGGCACGGGTGGACGTGGAACTAATTTTTCGGAAAGATATTAAGCTATTTCTATGCGGAACGATGCGAGCCAAGGACGCGAACATTCGCCAAGCCTTGATCGATCTCATCGGGCCGCAGGGAACAAAAGCCCAGCCGGGGCCAACCTACGGCATCAAATCCCATTCATGGGCGGCATTAGCTGTGGCCGTATACGCAGCACAACAAAAAGGAAAATAGAAAAATGAAAGACGAAATAAAATTAGCAACAGATTGGAGTTTCTTTGATAATAAGTATGCGACAAGGATTCCAGATGACCTGGAATATGTGGCGCCAATTAACCCATATGAAACAGATTGGGCAGATAAATTAAAGCAAGTAAATAAAAATGAATATTATATTGTTCATTGTAGTGAGCAACCGTGGAATTACAGCCCATCAATTTATGGTGAAATATTAGAATGGAAGGGATTAACATGGGAAAGAAATGAAGAAAAATATGATTCAGTTTTGCGATTGCATGATCCTGTTAATGAAAACAGGGTCATATGGTGTGATGCAGGTTGTATCACTTACATACCTGATGCACATATTGTAGCTGCAAAAAAACAGCCACTTAAATACCTACATGAATATTGTTGAAACCCCATAGAAAACCAAAACATATGAAAATAACAAAAGGAAAGCAAACACGCGCCCAGCGCGTAGTCATCTACGGCGTCGAATCCGTAGGAAAAAGCACATTCGCGGCCAAATTCCCGAATCCGCTATTTCTCGACATCGAGGGCGGCACGTCCCACCTAGACGTTGACCGTTGCGAGATAAGCACCTGGAAGCAACTCACGGACGCATTGGCTGAAGCCAAGGCAACCGACTACAAGACCATCGTTATCGACTCGGCAGACTGGGCAGAGCGCCTGTGCGTTGAAGACCTACTCGCAAGCACCAAGAAGACCAGCATCGAGGATTTCGGCTTTGGCAAGGGATGGGTCATGGTCGCGGAGCGCATGAGCCGGTTCCTGTCATCCGTCGATCAGCTCATTGACGCCGGCAAGAACGTCGTCATGATCGCGCACAGCAAGATCGTGCGATTCGAGGCTCCAGACGCATTGGCTGCATATGACCGTTACGAACTGAAACTAAGCAAACAATCGGCTCCACTCTTGAAAGAGTTTGCGGACGAGCTTTGGTTTTTACGATTCAAGACCAAGGTATCGACAAGCGACAGCGGCAAGGGGAAGGGCATCGGCGGAAAGGAACGCATCATCCTAACCACGCACAGCGCGGCATACGATGCGAAGACGCGATCTGGCCTTGCAGAAGAGTTGCCGCTAGAATGGGCATCGGTCGCGCACTTGTTCGAGGCCGTTGCAACTAAACAGCCGAACCATATCGTCGAAGCCGACGGAATGGTCGGATGGCAAGCACGGCTCGCAGAGCACGAAGGCGATGTTAACCAGTTCCTAATTGCTCGCGGCGTATTAACAAGCGAACAGACTTGGCGTGACTGCGCTCCGGAATACCTACACCGAGTGGCGCTTCGGGTCGATCAGTTCGTCAATACGGCGGTCGAATGGAGAAAGGCTAACCAATGAAATCACCAAGATACACAATACTTGAGTTCATGCTGTTAGCTCAAATGTTTCCAAAGAAAAAAGCTATCTTAATTGATAGGGAATTGTATTTGGAGCACAAAATTCAATATGCAGATGAATGGCTTATTCACAAGTCATTTAATTTAGAGACACATAACAGGATATTAAAAGCTATAAAATTAGCTAAACAACTTAAAATCAAATTTAAGTTAGGAACTCAACACATTACTCTAGATTCAGTAAAACAAGCAAACCCAAAACGAATCAAAGTCCAAATTGCATATCATCGCGAGCGAATCCGGTATTGGAATAAATTGGCAAAACTTAGAAAATCAAAAGTATGAGCAAAGAAATATCACCATCCTCCCTGCCCAAACTCGCCGAATGCGCTCTCTTCGAGGGCGCAGGCGGCACGAGTTCGGCAGCGGAGCGCGGCACGGCGGTTGACGTTGCGATCCGAAACTTGATATCGGCAGAACATGACTTTGCAATCATAGGAGAAGATGCCGGAGCTATCACCTACGGCGTCGAGGAACTGACGCGCCTAGCTAAAGGATCGTTCGTCGAGACTAGCGAAGAGTATCTAGCGATGGCAGTCCCTGGACTCTCGAAGCTCGGAACAGCGGACGCAGTCTGCAAGGCCGAGAAGTGGGTCGCAGATATCAAGACAGGGCAAGTTCGGAACTATCGCGAGCAACTCGCGGCCTACAGTCTGGCGTGCATGGAGGACAACTTCGACACGTCTTGGACAGCGCACGTCATCTATGTCGATCAAAAGATGATTCGCAGCTATGATTTTAGCTACGAGGAGGCCAAACAGATCACGCAGCGCACAATCGACCGCGCAACAAGCGCGGACGCGAAGCCGACGCCTTGCGAGTATTGCTCGTGGTGCAAGCACTACAACAACTGCCACGCCATCGTGCGGCAGGCTGAGAGCGCTATCGCTCTCATTCCCGACGTTACAGGCAACAGCATCGATGCGATCCGCCAACGCATCCTTGCAACAGCGGAGAGCATGGGAGCGTTTGCCAAAGAGTGGAAGCTGGCCGAGAAGGAGATCGCCGAGCCGGTGCTAGGTCATCTCAAGACGAGACTCGAAAACGGAGACGAAATCCCTGGATGGAAACTCACCAGCATGAGCGGAAGGAAATTTGTGGAAACAGAAGCAATAGCAAAAGCAAGCCAAAACATCACAAAGGAGACACTAATACTCGCCCTTGGCGGTAAGATGTCAGAAAAGAGTTATATCGAGTTTTGCGCCAACAACGGCGTGGAGCCAGATACAACGGCGATCAAGGCCGGAGCGCCGACAACACAACTCCGCCAAACAAAAATAAAATAGAAAATACAAAAAATGCCAACATATAAAGCAAGCGAACCAAAACAAGCAGCCGTTTACTACGTCGAACCTGGAACATACGAAGTCGAGATCGTGAAGGCGGTCGAGAAGACAAGCCAAGCCGGCAACCCTACCATCAAGCTCGACGTTGCCGTCATCCTTGAAGGCGGCGTGG